AGAATGTCTTTGACTTCTTTAATGTCAGCGCGATAGTCGTCTTTGGTTACATAGTCGTGAGGCAATTGCTTTTCAAGTGCGCTCAGATTGTCTTCAAGGCGTTGCAAGCGTTGCATGACTTGATAGAACACGAATACCGCAAGAAACCCTGCAACCGATACTACAAGGTTAAAGAGTTGTTGGTTATCCATTTTTAGCCTTTAGTTAGATTCCAGTGCTTCAACTCGGGCTGTCAAAGCGGTGATGATTGCAGATTGCGAAGTAATCAAGGCTTGCTGCTCTTGAATCGCGGCGGTCAGTGTGGCAACCAAGAAGCTGGTGTCGATGCCTTGGTACTGAGGGTTGCCGTCAGCGTCCACTTCGTCCTTCTCGCCAGTCACACACTCAGGCACAACCTCTTGCAGTTCGTGGGCGATAAAACCTTGACTCTCACTATCGTCTGCGTTCCATTTGTAGGTGACGGGCTTGAGTTGAGCGACCTTGGCAAGCGCACCAGTCATCGGGGCGATGTCGTGCTTTAGGCGGTAGTCTGAGGATGTGACGTAGGAAGTGGCTGACGCGGTTGTTGATATCGTGCCAACCCTAGTACCTGCGGCATTGGAAAAAACACACGCATTTGTGGTGTCAGCAGAAGGTCTAAAGTTAAGTCCCCATAGGATGCCGCCACCAGCATAAAAAATTGTTTGTCTACACACTTCCGGGTTTGTTGTGCCACCAATCTGCAAGTTACCGCTGGAGTCGATACGGGCGCGTGTGCTTCCATCAATTGCGATATTAAAAATTCCCGTGCCGGAATCAATATTCAGCGTGTGCGTATCGCCGTTGTTCGTAGTAGTGCTGGATGTAAGCGTCAATGGTCTATCGGCTGTACTAGCATTAGCTCGGAAATAAGTTCCAACGCTGCCTTGGTTAATTGTCAGTTTTGCCGCTGGCGAACTCGTCCCAATACCCACGTTACCGCTGGAGTCGATCCGCATGCGTTCGGTGGCGTTGGTGCTAAAAACAATCGGGTATGCGCCGCTGTGATAAACGTTAAGCGCATAAGCCGATGTAAGACCTCCAGTGCTACTGTCCAAACCAAGAAACGTTGTGCCGCCTGCGTTGTTTGACCTGTAAAGCGCGTTGCTTGTCGTGGTTGCTGGCTTAATCAGCACTGTTGAAGCAGCGCCTCCAATTTCTAAGGAGACGCTTGGCGAACTCGTCCCAATACCCACGTTACCAGAGGAATCAATACGCATTGCCTCTGCACCACCCTCAGTAAAAGCAATGGTGTCAGCAGCAGGGAAGAAAATACCTGTATTCGTATCACCAGAAGTAGTGATAGCTGGCGCAGAAGATGTACCAGCCTGAACAGTTGTCACGCCAGTTGCAGACAGCGTAGTAAACGCACCAGCAGCAGCCGTAGTAGTACCCACAGGGCCGTTAAACGAGTCACCAACAGCACCAGTTTGAAAGTCCTTCAGTTGGGCCATCAGTTCACGAATAGCATCGTTAATGCCGCTAGGAGCGCAACCTTCAGCAATGTTAATGCTGTCAATGTCGGTATTGTTTGCTGCGGTTGCTGAGAACTCGCTAATCTTTGTCTTTGCCATGATTTACTCCGTTAATCCAAATGTTGCGCCATAACCCATAGAGATGGCCTTGCGTTGCAGTTCTTTGCTCAATGGCTCAACAGTAACCATTGACGCTTTTGTCATCAATCTAGATGCAAGTTTAGGGTCAAGCATTGCATCAACAAGAAGTTCTCGGATTGCGTCATCAGTGCCGTTGTAAAGCCAGTTCAATGGAGCGCCAATCTTTTGCACTGCCGGAGGAACTTCACCAAACATCTGCTTACCAATGATGCCGCCAATAATGTTTGCAGTGCTGATATTCTTAAATGTATCAGAGCCGGGAACCTTTACTGCCCTTGCCAAAACACCAGAATCCAAGTCTTGAGACACCTTCAGAAGTGCCGCCAATTGAGGCTTGGACAAATTGGTGTCTTTCTCAGCAGCACGAATTGCGCGAGTAAACGATGGTTGAGAAATCAAGAAATCACCAACCCGAGATGGATCAGGAGTGGTTGACAGCACTTTACCCTTGAACTCTTGTGCAGCCTCAAGGCGCTCAATGCCACGGCTAGATTTTGCAAACTTATCCAAGTATGCTTGATATCCGGGAGCAGCGGCCTCAATGGTAGCGTCAACAGACTTAATGACTTGCTCCAATTGACCTTTTGCAAGGCTATATGCAGCACCTTCTTTGTCAAGCAACCCTTGTGCTGCATCACGCAAGTCTTTACGAACTTCATAAAGTCGTCTAGGCGTAGTGCCTTCAGCTAATTGCTCTTTTGCCCAATTCATAGTTTTCTTAACTGTTCCTCGAGCGCCAGCATCAGAAGCAAGAATGTCATCAATAGTCTTGTTAACAGTTAAAGCAACAGCAGACTGGAATGTCTCAGGGCTAACATTTGACTGTGCAAACGCTTTTTCACGCAATGGCTGAGTAACTTCTGTACGCTTTGCAATGGCTTGCTCAACAGCATTTTGGTCTTTTGCCAAACGGTTAAGAATAGCCATGCGAGCCTGATTAGCTTCTCCGATTTGAGTGCCAAATCTTCCAGTTGTGTCCAAAGCACGAATTGGTGTTTCAGCAGAAATCAAACCAATATCGCGGGTTGCTTGTGCTGTTGTTGGCTGGTAGCCGGGAACTGTTGGAGTGTACTTAGCACCAGCTTCAATTGCTTTTTCAGCATCAGTCGCCAATGAGCGCAACACATTGCCTGTAATTGCTTCCCGTCCAGCTTGTGTGAATGGGCGCACAGACTCCTTAACGGCTCTTGTAAGCACAGGAGCAGAAGTTGTAGCACTACCGCCAAGCATAGAGCCGCCAAGACTTCCAATAACTTGCATCATTGGGCTTGCATCACTCTCACGGGCAGCACCAGAGGCCAAAGCACCACCAGTAGCAGCCGCTGCTTGTGTGCCAATGTTTTCTGTCAAGAATCTTTCAATTGCTGGCGCAGTACGTTTTGCAATAGCAACTGGAGCCGCCACAGCAGAACCAGCACTTGTAATGTCTTGAACAATACGCTCTTGACCAGTGCGAGGCTCTGGCAAACCCAATTGCGTCAACAGTTTCTGAAGTTGACCAGCTTGATTTGGCTGACCTGTCATTGCAGCAACAGGCTCGGCAAGAAGCAAAGGCAAGGACGATGCGCCAGTTATTGCGGCTCTTGCTGTCAAACCCAATTGGCGCAACAAATCACCAGCATTGCCAACACCCATTGTCGGCATCTTTGGCGGTGTCATTGCTTGGTCAATAATCTCTTGCTTTGTCATTCCAGCATATGGAGACTTGCTGACTTTAGGCGCTTGTGTTTCAGGCGCTCCAGACAGCAATTGCAAGCCAGCATCAGACATTGCATCTAAGTTACCAGATGCAAGTGCTTCTAAGTCTTTATCTGATAACTTATTGAGATCAGCCATTACTTAGCCTTTTCATTTTTGCGTTTTGCAAGGATTGCTGCGGCTTGAGAAGCCAAGTCGCCACCACCACCTTCAGTCAAAACATCAGCCAATGGATTTAGCAACAAATCGCCAGAACCGCCAAGTTGTCTTGAGATGCTTGTATATGGCGCCTTCTGTGCTTCAAGGTTTTTAGCTTTTGCTTCAACAATCTTTGAGGCAACAGACAACAAACCATTACGCTCACTTGGAAGCAAATCTTGACCAGTAAATGCCTTTTGAGCATACGACTTTATAGAGTCTGGAATTGATTTGTTGCCAAGAATGGTTTGCTTGTCACCCTCTTGCACAGCGCCTGAAGGATCATAAATCTTACCAATTGCGTAGATCAAAGCGCCATCAGCAGCCTTGTTGCCAGCATTTCCTTGAGCAACAGCTTCTTTCGCAGCTTTAAAGCGATCTGCAACTTCCATTGCACCAGTATCTTTTACAACACCACGCCAATCTTTAACAACTTCAGATTGTGCTTTTGCTACTGCTGTAGGGTCTTTTAAATTTACATCTACTTTAGGTGCGCCAGCGGCTCGTTTAGACAATTCAAACTGTTGGAATGTACCTTGATAACCCTGATCTCTAGCAAAGTTGTATTCAGCAATTGCACTAGGTACTGGCTCACGCTTTGGAGCGCCAGTTGCAACAACTTCTTGCTGATTGGTAAACGGATTGATACGAACCAGTTTTGCACCTTCAGCAAGATTGGTAAGTTCACCAGCCATTGCTTTTTGAGAGGCCATCAATTCGCCCAAAGTTTTACGACCTTGAGGTGTTGCCATCAGTGCTGGAGCCAGTGATTCAATATCAAAGCCAGCGGCTTGTGCTGGTGTACCAACCTCACCGAAAGCAGCACCCGACAGTGGGCCAGTAGGTGTTGGAGGCTCAACAGCGGCAACAGCAGGGCGATAAGCACCAGCCACAGCACGATCAATCATTGCTTGACGGTCTTCAGCAGCTTTCTCACGCTTGCGTTTTTCAATCAAGTCTTTTAGTTGGAAACCCTGCAATTGGTCTTGCAGTTGGTTTTGCATGGCAGCAGAGTACAGTCGCTGGCCTTGTTGCAAGCCTTCAGCAATAGATTGACCAGTGTTGCCACCTTGGAACAATCGAGCCGCCAAACCATACAAGGCTTGTGCTTGTGCTTCATCACGGTTGCGCTGAATGTCTGCTGGACTCATGCCCAACAGGCCAAGCGTTTCAGTGCCGCCAGTGCCGAAAATGTCGAGTAGTCCAGCCATTACAGTAACCCCAATTCATAAAGAATGTTGTTTGAAGCAGAACCAAGACCGCCTATGTCTTGAAATCCACTAGAAACAGCGGGAGAGCCAAAACCTTTGAGCCAGCCGCCGATGCTGGACAAACCAGCAGACCCACCAATGTTTTTATACAGGCCACCCAATGTTGCAGCAGTACCCAAGACATTCTGCAAGGTAGATGTATCAGCAGTACCAGACTGAGTTGTGCTTCTCAGGTTAGCCATTGGGTTGCCGTACACGCTGGACAAGAAAGCCGACAAGTTCTGTTGTGGCAATTGCTGACCGTAGTTAAATCGAGCAATATCAGATTGCAGTTGCTGACCAGTGTAGCCTTCACGGGCTTGACCAGCAGCCAACAGATTCTGAATGTCTTGGTAGTCAGCTTGAGCCATGCCGGGAGCAGCCATCGTAGCGGCTTGCTGTCGGGCGCGTTCGTCAGCGTAGTTCTGGTAAGCCAGTTGACCAGCAGTGTTTGTCAGTTGCTGTGCAAATTGACCAGAAGCACGATCTTGCAAAGAACCCATTGCGCCAGAGCCGTAACGACCAGCCTTGGATGCGGCAGAACTAATGTCACCGATTGCTTGGTTAAATTGGGCTGTAGCGGCTTGAGCAGCAGGGGCAAACGCACCTTGAAAGAATGGGTTACCACTCAGGTAGTTGCCGCCAATAGTGCCTTGCAGTTGTTGCTGTGCTTGACCAACCAGTGGGCTACCCTGCAATGCCCGTTGCTCCAATGCTTGCAAACCAGTTTGAGTGGTTTGAGATGGAGAAACATAAGTCTGACCGGGGTAGTATTGTGGGCCACCAGTTTGATAAATCCGCTGTGCCTCGCTCAATCCGTAGCTCAAGTACGGTTGAATTGTTGGGTCAATTGCAGTTGTGGTTGTAGTCGCCATGTTTCACTCCTAAAAGTTCGGATTCCATAGCGGTTGATCCACGGAATCCATTATATACACTTTAGCCAACAATGACATACGCATATGTCTTGTTTGCTGTTGAATTTGCAAAATGCGTTAAGGTCGCCGAACCCTTAGATTGGGCGCTTGCGTACACAGAATAGTCACCAGCAGCATTTGTACCGTTTGACGATGCAAAGCTGACAGTCACAATTGCAGACGGTGTTGCTGGCCTTGTTGGGCTAGTTGCTGTCGGCAATTGCTCAAGTGAAACTGTCGTGCTGGTAGTACACCACATAATCTCAACATAGTCGTTTGCGCTCAACTCAACCCAAAAGTTCATTGCCGCAATCAAGTGACCAGAAACACCACCATGACTGTTTGGAACAGAAAAACGACTGTTTGAGTTGGCGATATTTGTCCCATTCTTGCGGAACCAAATATCTATGTCCTGAATTTGCGTATCAGTATTAACAAACTGCAAACTAAATTGCACATTATAGATGCCGTAACTCTTGACTGTTATGCGGCTATCACTGGCAATGCTGATTCCGTTAGCAAAGTCTGTTGTTCCAAACTTGACAGGGTAAGCAGTGGTTGTAGATGCCGCAGTCTGGTCGGTGGAGTCCTGAAAAGCACCATAAGGCGTTGAATCAGTAAAAGCCGCAGCAGAGAACGGAATCAGGATGATTTTGCTGTCAGGGCTGATTCGCTCGTCATAAAGCGTTGTGGTTGTGGCATTACCCGTAGCAAGGGTAATTGTCCCGGTGTTGTTCGTCTTGCCGTTCATGATGCCATTGACGACCTCGGAAACCACCCGAGGGTCTTGACCAAATGGCGGCAGTGATCTGAACATCGTTGCCATTAGCGAGTCCCTTGTCCAGACAAATCAACATCCAAACCAACAGCCGTTGACCAGTTGCTACCAGTTGGAACAATCTTAAACCGATGGTAGTTGCCGTTTGACCGTAAAGAAACGCGGTTTTCAGAATCAGCCGCCACAGCAGTGCCAAATGCCAATTCTTGGCTTAGAAGCGTCCTAGAAGCCACGGAAACGGTTGCAGAGCCGTTATCTATCTGAGGTCTAGCCAATGTCACCACCGAGCGACCACCAGCGTTTAAATCGCCTGTAATCAGTTGACCAGTAGCTGGTGATCCGTTATAGGTCACGACATAAGCGCCATTCGTACCACCAAGGAAATACTTGCCGCCCATGTAAAGAATGGAGTCAAGACTTACAGGCAGAGCATCAATGCTGGCAGAAATAGAATCCAAGCCTTCAAGCGTTGTTGCAGATGTTGAAGCATCTGAGATGTAATCAGCGCCAGCATTGCCATAAGTCCATTTCTGTGTCTTGAAGTTGTAAATGATAAGTTGACGCTGTGCAAATGTGGTTTTGAAGTTCCAGATAATCAGCTTGCGAACAGGGTCAACAGCCGCGCTCATGGAGTCAAATGCGCTTTCGTCAGCATTGGTGAAGAACCAGCGATCCACTTTCTCAGCGCCAATTGGCAAAACTTGCTGACCATCACACATATAAAAGCCATCGTCAGACAAGAAGAACGACACGCCTTGAGTTTGTGCAATCGAGCCAGCGGCAATACAACCTTTACCGCGAGAGATGTTATCAAACTGGAAGATGAAAGGCGTACCCACATAACTCATGCGAGAGATTCCTTTTTCCAAAAACACCAAGCCAAACTCACCGCCACGGATGCCAACAATTTGACCGCCATCAGGGATATCTTGGTAATCAGCTTGAGTTACTTGGCTAGAACCCCAAGAAGTCTCGGCATTGATACCAGACCAGCGAACACGGGCAGGGTAAACAGTGCTTGATTCAGTTGTAAACGCAGTGACCACAAAGTCACGGACAACTGTCAAAAACTTACAAATAGGCGCAGAAGCGGCAAGGTCAGCAAAAGCCGTAGATGTTCCCAATGTAGAGGCTTGCATTGGGTCATTGTTGTTTGTCCCAATAATGACATTGCCAAACTGAGTAAAGCGGAAACGGTCACTGCTTGCGTTAGGCGTGTAACCACCAGACTTTGACACATCAGTTAAAACGCCGACACCAGAAACATCGTAAATCTTAGTTGAACCAGCGGCAAACAACTTGGTTGTATTGGCTGGTGTTTTGCCAGCAACAAGGGTTGTCAAGTTCTCAGACGCTGCGGCAGAGAAAGTTGCGGCAGTAGGCAAAGGCCCATAACCAATAGCCTGAGAAACGACATTCTTGGCATCAGTCAATGCGCCAGAAATCCCCGGCTGGTCGGGCATCCATTCGCCAAATGTTAGTTTTGTAGTTGCCATGAATTATTCCCGTTTGATGCCTGTGTCCAAGTATTGCTAGACACTGAAATATCAGACCAAGTGTTTTCAGATACGCTGATCTCAGACCATGTGTTTTGATTGCTAGAAGTCACAGTCCAAGTGTTCTCAGATTCTGCGTCATCAGCCCAATCGTGACCATTCGTTCCAGCGGCTGTAACTGTCGTATCGCAATAAATTGACGCAATGCCATCACAAATAACATTTGCAGATGCTGTTACTTGAGCATCACACTCAACACTAGCCGCGCCATCAGCAACGACACCACCCAAGGCGGTTACTGTTGCATCACAAGATACTGCGGCATCAGCGGTACGCACACGAATCGCGTCAGCAGTAACTGTTGCATCAGCCGTGACACTTGCAGCAGCGTTTGCAACAATCCCGCCAAGAGCCGTGACAGTCGCATTGGCAGTAATAGCCGCATCACCAAACTGAACTCTTGTGCCACTAGCCGTAACAGTAGCAGTGCAATCTACAGCGCCAGCACCATACTGAACACGGGTCGCTTCAGCAGAAACTGTTGCGATTGCCGTTACAGCCGCATTTGCATACTGAACACGGGTAGCGTCAGCAGTTACTGTTGCTGTTGCTGTTACGCTTGCAGCAGCATTAATGACAATAACAGCAGAAGCAGAAACACTAGCCGAGGCCGTAACACTTGCTGAAGCTGTTTGAACACGAATTGCTTGGGCGTTTACAGTTGCTGTCGCATTGACAGAACCATAAGCATCCCACAGCGTTACCGATGTTATGTATAGTTCGCTATCCAGCGTGAGCGTCAGATCGTCAAGACTAGCCTTTAGCTGGTCAAGACTATCTATCGTCCACGGTGGGAGCAAATCAGCCATATCAAGCCAAAGTGACGCTCAGTGAACCAATGGCGACACGGAAAACGTCACCAGTTGCAATTGTTTTCGATGCGTCCAAGGCAGTGTGATACAGCAAGTTACCAGCGGTAGATGCGTCACGGATGCCGATATAAGAAACAGTACCCCAAGAGCCAGTGGCTTGAGGAAATTCAATCGCAGCAGTGTTGGTAGAAACACCGTTAGATGGCGAACCAAATGTAATGGATTGACGCTCATATGCGTTACCACTTACTTCAGTACCAGTATCAGCGTCAGTAGGATCGCTGGTGTAAAGAGCCAAATACACAGTCGCTGGCGATGTGTAGGAAGTATTGCGGAGAGTCGCGTTAATCAGCGCGTTCTCCAAGTAGTTAGACATTTCAGCCATGATTTACCTCACAGAGTTGATTTCATTGCAAGCGGTACGCCTGAATACTGACCTTGCTCGTCAGAGCGAGTAATTGACGCAAGCGCACGATCAAACATAGTTCCCCATGTGTTGATTCGGGCATCGTTCATCAAATAAGGCTCGGCTTCAAGCAAAGCGCCATAAAGCAAAACATCAGGCGTATTCGCCAAGAAAACATTGCTTGTGTTTGTGTCGCTCAAGAAAGGAGGAGCCGCGAAATACAGCATCTTTACTGTATATACAGCGTCAGGAATCGGAGCGAGTTGGAAGTCATTAGCCAAGACTGTGTAGTCCAGTGGCTTGCCTGATTCCCATGTGCGGGTGTTACGGCTGAACGCAGAAGGGCTTGCGTAGTTCAGCGGTTGTGGAGGGTTTCCGCTGATAATCAAGTCACGCACTTCAAGGAAGTCGCTTGGCAGTTCCACGGTGCTGTCAGCCGCAACAGTGGAAGTCGTGACAGATTTGAGCATCTGACGAATACGCAGATCACGGCGCAAACGAGTCTCTGCCAAACGGATGAAGTCTGGAATCTGTGTGGTCAGGTCTGAACGGGCCAGATAACCAGCGATGGTCGTCTGTAAATCAGAGTAACTTGTAAAACTCATTTAGATTACTCCCGGACGAGTACGCCATGCACGATTGTCTGGGTTGTTCAACCACATAGCAAATCGAGCGTTATCAATCACATGAAACCCACGCATGATGCCTTGGTGATTCAAGTCATCAATTGCAGTCATTGGAATAGACGCTACTTTATTGCCATACAACTCATCAGACCACTTGGCCCGTTCGTCATAGCTGTTGAACTCTTTTTTATTGCGTTCAACAATGGCAGTCACATCTTGGGCAGTTTGAATGACCAAGCCGCCTTCACCATCAGCGTGTGCAACAGATTTGCGAAATGTAGGGTTTTCCATGATTGCAATTCTATCATTGGCGTGATAAAGAAAAAAGCCCCCCAAGGTTGCCCGAGGGAGGCTTTTAGATTAGCTCAATGCCTGAGCCGTGTCAAGAAAGGTCAGCCACGATACCGTGAGCAGCTTGGTTTTTCACTTCCAAGGTCAGTTCAGCCAACAGTTGGGTCTTCTCGCTGTCGCCAGTCTTAGCCAATTCAATGGTTTGGAAGGGACGCAAGTAGGCCACAGCAGCCATGTCGGGGTCGACAATGAAGGCAGTCTCGTCACCAGCGTTAGTGCTGTTCATGAAGCGGTTAGGCACAACCGAGATAGTGCCAAAGTCGCTCATGTACACATCAGCAGCGCCAATGATGGTGGTTGGCTCGTTGGAAGGAGCCATGTAACGCTGTGCAGCGATACCAGCGAAAGCCGACACGGTTTGCTTGTGAGTGGGGTTAACCATCAAGACTTTTGGAGAACCGCCAGAAGTGTAAACTTCAGCGATCACAGTCTTCAGGATTGCCTCAGTGAAGGTACGGTCAGTACCGTCTGTACGAGCAGTAGTACCAGCAGAGCCAGCCACGCCAGAAGTGCCGCCGTCATAGTTGCTGTTCAACCATGCTTGCAGACCGCCCAAAGTGCGAGCAGTGCTGGAATCACCAGCGGCAGACACTTGGTTGGACAACAAGGTCAACTCAATGTTGCGCTTCAGTTCAGCCGAAACTTTAGCCAATTGGTAAGCCTTTTCAGACTTACGACCAGCTTTGTCAACAGCTTCCAAAGTGCCAGCC